CGGCACTATCACCGAGTCTTCTGATGTTGTCGGCTATGTTGATCTTGTTCCGGCTGAGTACGTCAAGCTGCTGACCGTTGGCGCAGACATTGACCACATGGCAATTGATGCCATCCATGACTGGATCGTGAACAACATCACCGATTCCATCCGCTACGCAATGAATAAGGACATCCTTATCGGCAGCAACTCCAATGCTTTCAAGGGCATCACTGCTTCCGTCAGTGCGAACGCAACCCCGATTCCCGACACTGTCACCAAGGCTTCCATCCTTGGCATCATGGGTGCGTTGGACGGTGCATACCAGAACGGTGCTGTATGGGTGATGACCGCCAATATGTTCTTCAACAATATCATGACGCTGACCCAGCTTAATGACTATGTCATCAATGACGGCTTCCAGTATCGCCTTTTCGGTCATGATGTCATTCTGATGTCCGAAGCACTGATCTCCAGCAAGGAAACCATCTTCTATGGTGACCCCAAGGCATACAAGGTCAACATCTTCAAGCCGATTGAGGTTAAGCCGTTTGAGACTGCTACCACCACCAACATCCAGTTCCGTGGTGCTTGCCTTGCTGACGGCGAACTGCTTGATACCAGCGCATTTGTTAGGTTTGCTCAGTCATAAACCATAAAGGGGGAGAATGAACCATGAAAACACTGATAGCCGTGCCATGCATGGACATGATGCACACGAAATTTGTACATTCGCTGCTTTCGCTGCATTTCAGTGAGGAATATGAAGTCCGTTTTGGTGCTTCATCCCTTATCTACGATACACGAAACCAGCTGTTAGTTTATGCCTTGGAAAACGGCTTTGACCGTGTTTTGTGGTTTGATTCAGACATGACCTTCACACCGTCAGACCTTGCGTGTCTGGTTGAGGATCTTGACAACGGGTATGAAATCGTAAGCGGCTTGTACTTCAAACGCAAGCCGCCTTTCACCCCGACCATTTTCAAAACGTGTGACATCCAGAAGCTGGAAGGCAATCTGCTTGACCCTGTTTCAGAGGTCTATGAAGATTACCCAGACGGGTCACTTTTTGAAATAGCCGCCTGTGGTTTTGGCTGCGTCATGATGGATATGAACGCAGTCAAGAAGATAGTGGCACAGATGGGACGGATGCTTTTCATGCCTGTTGCCGGATTCGGTGAAGACCTTTCCTTCTGTCTTAGGGCAAGGTCTGCTGGCTTCAAGGTCTGGTGCGACAGCCGTGTGAAGCTGGGTCATGTCGGCGAAATGGTTTTTGATGAAGCATATTATTTGAAGTCAAAGGAAGACGCAAATGGCTCTGCTTGATAACGTGAAAATTGCATTAAGGATAACCACACCAGCATTTGACAGTGAGTTAAATGAACTGATCGAAGCGGCGCAAGAAGATCTTGCCATAGCTGGGGTTACTCTGCCGGATTCACTGGACGCTATTTGCAACAGGGCAATCATAACCTATTGCAAATGTAACTTTGGGTCACCCAATGAGTATGACCGACTTAAAGCCAGCTATGATGAACAAAAGGCGCAGCTTTCTATGGCAACGGGGTACACCACATGGACAGATCAGACATCTTGACCCTTGTCAAAGCTGAAAACACACAGAACGCTTTCGGTGTCTGGGAACAGACATTAACGGAACGGGATGTGTTTTGTGCCGTCCGAAGCGTCACGCAGACAGAGTTTTTTGAAGGTGGCAGAAACGGGTTAAATCCGGCATTCCAGTTCACTCTTTTTTTTGGTGATTATGAAGGCGAAACGGTGGTGAAGTACAAGGGCAGCACTTATGCCGTGTACCGCACTTACATTGGTCTGAATGACACCATTGAACTGTACGCTGAACGGAAGGGTGGAACAAATGGCAAAGCGCAGTAAGCGCATTGGCGCAATTGATCTGGAAAGTTCCATTAGGCAAGTGCTTGGTGAGTACGGTGACGAAGTGTACAGGGTGCTTGGTGTGTGTTGTAGGGAAGTGTCCGAAGAAGCTGTCCAGAAGCTTCACCAAGGCGGTAACTACAACGGCACTGGCGCATACAACGCTGACTGGACGTACAAGTATGAACTTACCAAGAGATTCCACCAAGGCTACATTGTTTACAATGATGACCATTACAGGCTGGCGCATCTCTTGGAAAAAGGGCATCTGATCCGCAACGGCACGGAACGCACCTATGGTAACACCAGTTCTTTCCCACACATCAAGCCAGTTGAACAATGGGCGCAAGAGGAATTGCCCAGAAAAGTTAGGATGATGTTATCATGACATACGAACAAATTTCATCAATTCTTGAAACGGTGGGATTGCCCTACGCTTATTACCAATTCCCAGATGATACACCGCAGACACCACCTTTTCTTTGTTTCTACTTTGAAAACTCCAATGATGTTTACGCTGATGACAAAAACTATAAGCGCATCACTGGTTTAACTATTGAGTTTTACTCAGACAGCAAGGACTTCTTCTATGAAGCCCTTATTGAAGATACTTTAACCGCAAACGGTCTGGTTTACAGGAAATCGGAACAGTTCCTTGACACTGAAAAGATGCATGAAACCGTGTATGAAATGCAAGTGGCCATCTCTGATGACTGGAGCATCCTGTATCCAGACCACTTTGGCAAGAAGATTTGTTAAAGGAAGGATCTAAACATGGCAGCTAACAACAAAGTTAAGTATGGCTTGAAAGAAGTCTACTATGCAAAAGCTACTGTTGGCACTGACGGTACAACATCCTACGCTACTCCGGCAGCGTGGCATGGTGCTGTGTCCCTTTCCCTTGATGCGGAAGGTGACACCACACCGTTCAGAGCAGACAATATTGACTACTGGGTCGGTGTAGCCAACAACGGCTACAGCGGTGAATTTGAATCCGCACTGATCCCAGACGGCTTCAGAACGGACATCCTTGGTGAAATCACGGATTCCAACGGTGTATACCTTGAAACCGCTGACGCAAGCACCAACAGCTTTGCCCTTCTGTTCCAGTTTGAAGGTGATGCAAACAACATCCGTCATGTCCTGTACAACTGTACCGCAACCCGTCCCAGTGTTGCCGGACAGACCACGGAAGATACCATTGAGCCGCAGACAGAGACACTTAACCTCAAGGCTTCCACTGTCTACGTTCCGGCAATCAGCAAGGAACTGGTGAAAGCACGTTGTACCGAAGACAACACCAGCACCTATACTTCTTGGTATAGTGCCGTTTATGTGCCTACTGCTCTTAGCTAATGACGTCTGAAGTCCTAATAGGGTCTGAATCTGTCAAGATGTGCGGCAACGCTGCAACAGCCATCCGCTTCAAGAGTGTTTTTCACCGTGACTTGCTGATGTCTTTCAGCCAGATGACGGAAAACAACCTTGATGCGGACATTGTAAAAGAACTTGGTTTTGTGATGTACCTACAGGCACAGGGGAGAGACTTCAACCAAGTGACATTCAATGATTATTGCAGCTGGCTTGAACAGTTTGAAGAACAGGATTTCCTACAGGCACTGCCAAGCATCATCAACCTTTGGATGTCTACAACAAAGCTTGATGCGAAGGCTAAAAAAAAATAAGAGCAACGGAACGTGAACTGAACACACCATTGTTTATGTTACGGGCTGTCCAGATGGGGTTGCACATAACTGATCTGGACAGCCTTGACTTTGGCACTGTCATGGACATGATGACTGAATCTGGAAATGACAGCCACCAGTACAAGCAACTTGCAAATCAAGATGATTTTGACAAATTCTGAGGTGTTTTAATGGCATCATCTAATATTAAGGGAATCACAATCCAAATTGATGGTGAAACCACTGGTCTTGAAAAATCATTAAAGAAAATTGATGATTCCTTAAAAACAACTCAAAATGCTCTGCGTGATGTGAACAAGCTGTTAAAGCTTGATCCTAAAAACACGGAACTGCTGACCCAGAAGCAGAAACTTCTTAAGGATGCCATTGGGCAGACCAAGGAACGCTTGCAGCAACTCAAAGATGCCCAGAGCCAAGTGCAGAAAGGCACGGCTGAATGGGACGGCTTGCAGCGTGAGATTGCAGCCACGGAACAGAAGCTTGCTTCCCTTGAAAAGCAGTACAAGCAGTTCGGCAGTGTTGCGGCGCAGAAAATCCAGTCTGTTGGCAAGGATATGCAAAACCTTGGCAACTCCATCACCAATGCTGGACGGGCTTTGACCCCGTTGTCAACAGCGGCTGGTGGTCTGGTTGCCGGATTAACTGGGCTTGGGTATAAGGCGGTTACGGCAGCGGATGACCTCAACACCCTGTCAAAGCAGAGCGGAATCAGTACGGATGACTTGCAGAAGATGCAATATGCTTCCGAACTGGTAGACGTTTCTGTTGATGACATCGTTGGATCCATGAAGAAGATGAAGAACAACATGGATTCAAATTCCAAGTCCGTCACAGAAGCATGGCAGAAGCTGGGTGTTTCCGTTAGGGATACCACCACTGGGGAAATGCGCCCAGCAATTGACGTATTTTATGATACCGTTGCAGCCCTTGGTGACGTAGCCAATGAAACGGAACGTGACCAGCTGGCAATGGATCTGTTTGGCAAATCTGCGGACAGTCTTGCCGGAATCATTGATGACGGCGGTGCAGCGTTCAAGGAATACGGGCAGCAAGCCGAAGAAATGGGGCTTATCCTGTCTGGTGACACGTTGAATTCATTGAACAAAATGAATGACACCATTGACCAGACAAAAGCCACGCTTGGTGCTTCGTTCATGGAACTGGGTGCAACCGTTGCGGAAGTCCTTCAGCCAGCCTTGCAGAAGGTTTCCGAAGCTGTTGGGAAGATTTCTGAACACATTAGGAATTTAGACCCAGATACCGTGAAGCTTATCTTGACCATTGGTCTGGCGGTTGCGGCAATTGCACCCTTGCTCATAGTCATTGGCAAGGTGGTCTTTTCCGTTGGCACAATAGTCACGGAAGTTGGCAAACTTGTTGGCTTCATCACCACAACGCTTATTCCGGCAATATCTGCCATAAGCGCACCAGTGCTTGCGGTCATTGCTGTCATTGGTGCTGTCATAGCTGCCTTGGTGCTGCTCTACAAGCATAATGAGGACTTTAGAAACAAGGTCAACAAGATCTGGGAGCAGATAAAGGAAATTATCACCAAGGTGCTTGAAATCGTTCAAGCGGCAATTGAACTTTTCATTTCTGTTGTACAGGCAATCTGGCAGAAATGGGGGGATGACATCCTTTTGATTGCCCAGACCATCTGGAACTTGATTTATGAAACGATCCAGACGGCAATTACCTTGGTAAAAGATATCCTTGACATTGTCATGGCTATCATCAAGGGTGACTGGTCAAAGGCATGGGAAGGCATCAAGAAGCTTGCTGATGATATCTGGGAAGGTATCAAGCAACTTGTAAGCCTTGCCATTGAAGCTGTCAATACCACCATCACCACTGTGATGGAAATCATACAAAGCGTTTGGGAAACGGCTTGGAAGTGGATCAGTGATAAGGTTTCCGAAATCTGGGAAACCATAAAGACCACCATTGAGGATTTGGCAAAGGGCATTTCCGAAAAGATAGGTGAAGTAAAAGACACCATCATTGAAACCTTTGGCGAAGCCGTTGACTATATCAAGAGTTTGCCGGAACAGGCTTTGCAATGGGGCAGTGACCTCATAAGCAGCTTCGTTGACGGTATCAGAGATGGTTGGGAAGGCTTAAAAGGCGGTGTAAGCGGCGGTATTGAATTCATCAAAGGCATTGGTGAAGACATTGCTGACTTTATCGGTTTCTCAGAGCCAGACAAGGGTGCGTTGAAAGACTTCCACACCTTTGCGCCAGACATGATGAAGTTGTATGCACAGGGCATCAAGGACAATATGTACCTTGTAACTGACCAGATGCAAAGCCTTGCTGAACAGATGGCAGTGAGCATTGAACGTCCAGCCACCATATACCTTACGAACAACACGATCTTAAACGGCAGAACAATAGCTTCCGCAGTGAATGAGGAACTTGGGTTCTTACTATGATAAGAAGATTTACTTTAATCAATGAATACGGGCAAACTTATGCGCTTGATGATGTCCGCACGGGATTCCTTATGAATCCGTCTGGGCTTGGCTACAACATCAAGGGCAAATACACCCTGTTTGGAAGTGAGTGGCTCAAGTCAGATGATACCATTGACCAGACCACCATTTCCGGCACTGTGGTGTTTGGCTCTGACAGCCCGTACCAAAGGGCGCATGAGTTTGTTGAATTCGTGATGACATCCAAGAGTATCACGCTTTCCTACCAGACGGATGTGGGTACATACTACAAGGATGTAGACATTAACCGCTACAAGAAAAGTGAGATTGGCAGCAGTGGGTTTCTGGAATGCGAAATTGAAATGACACCCAAGACCCTGTGGTATTTGCCCAGCAACCAAGTCATCAAGCTTGAGCCAGTCATAGGCACTGGTCTGCGGTTTACCTTCACCCTTCCGAATATCTGGATGAACTACACCAACGGCACGGTGACCATCTTGAATGACGGTCATGTGCCAGCACCGTTCAAGGCATCCATTGAAGGGGCTATTTCCAATCCTTCAATCATTCTTCTGCAAAACGGGAGTGAGGTGGCACGGCTTGATGTTACAGAGGAAATTGCAGCCGGATCTACGCTTGAATATTCTTCCAAAGATGGTGATGTGTATCTTTATGTTGATAACCATAATGGTACGCAAACGGATCTGGCAACGGCACTGGATATCACTAACTCCAACATCTTCAAGATTCCTGTAGGCACATACCAGCTGCGCTTGGAAGCGGACAGCCAGATAACTTCATGCACCTTTGTGATCTATAAGCAGTACATTGCCGTATGATAGCATATGTTCTTTCAAAAACCGATTTAAAAATCAAGGATTTCTTTTACTTCAAGGACTATCTTTTTGCGGATGACCTTGAGTATTCTGATAAATCCCAGATCGTTATACCACGGTTGGCAAACATCATGGATGATGACCTTGTGTACTGCAAGGATGACAACAATAACATGGTCTTCTTCGGTATTGCCTATGATACCAAGACCAATGACCAGACGCAAAACTTTGTGCTTACAATGCGCCAGAAGGAATGCCTGTTTGACAGATTCATCTTCACGGATTCTGTAGGCGAAGCAACCCTTGCCACCAGTATAGAACAGTGGGTTGCGGACAGGATTGATGAAAACTGGGTGAACGCTGGGGACACGATCTTTGATAGACCATACATCAACCCAGTGGCTGTGACAAACACACCAATGGTTGCTGCCCTTTCAAGCGTTGTGAACGTTGAGGACGGTGTTTTCAACTTAAAGACCTTTCTGGGCAACGTCAAGGAACGGTACGGCATCTTTGTTGACTTCGTGCTGACAGATACAGACCCAGCCATCCAGACTGGCGCAGTACTCACCGTGAACATCTACAAGGACAGTTCAACTGCCGTTCCTATTGACACGGATGTGTCTGACATCCTTGATACAGAAGAAACCTATAGTGTGGATGTTCTGGCAAAACTGGCAGTGAAGTGGCTGAACACCTCAAACAACACCACCACCTTCCGCACGTTCTACCTTCTGGATGACAGAAGCATCACGGAAGACGGTACTAATATACACAGGGTGGACGGGACTTTTAAGTCTGTCTATATCGAAGCGGACAGCCAAGCTGCCATGCTTGATGATGTCCAGCATGAGTTCCAGAGCAACAGCTATGAACACAAGATAACCTTTTATCTGCGTGAAAACTCACGCTTGTATCTGCCGGATGATTATTACACGGGCAGAAAATGCCAGATAGAAACCAAACAGGGTGTGAAAACTTCCATAATCACCGCTATTGAAAAAGAATCCGGCACTGGTGTTAGGAAAGTAACACTTGGGAAACTTAAAGTAACTTTAACCAGCAAATTAAGGGGCAAAGTATGATTGAAGGAATTGTTTACGATCTGCAAAACATAACCGCAGAAGATATGGCAAAGGTATATTGGATGTATGGGGGCAAGCGTGACGGCATCATTACTGGCTGCACAATGTCCTACACCAATTCAGACATCACTTTCACCGCTGGCATCTTTTCAGCCCGTGGGCATCTGACCAAGCTGTCCGGCTCTACAACCGTGGAACTTCCCGAAGTCAGCAGCGGAACGATTTACTGCAATCTTGTCTATCAGATAGATTTATCACAGACCGCTTCCCAGTTAAGCTTCACACAGGGCAGTTTCATCATTCTGACAAATTCATCCGCTTATCCTACACCAACACAACAGGATCTGGACAACAGCGGAACAATTTACCAGATGTCCTTTGCAAAGTTTATCCTTGGTACTTCCGGCATTACATCATGGCAGCCGAATACTGCGGTGTATAACGAATGGGTGACGGGTGTCACAGTTCCAGTTGCAAACTGGTCTTCTTCTGCACCGTACACCCAGAGCATCACGCTTGACACCACCACCGCTTCCGCTTATCCGATCTGGGATATTGACGGCTGGGGTGATGTGGCAGCTGGTGACAGGGCAGACTACAAGGATTCGTTCAACTGTATTGATGAAGTCACTACCACATCCACAGGCATTACGCTTTACTGCTATGTGGACAAGCCTACCAAGACGGTGAAGATAAAGCTGAAGGGGATTTAACATGACTGGATTTTTTCCACGCAGAAGGGGGGCTTTTAAAGCGTCCTTAACTGTCCAAGCAAATCCATCTACTACCATTACTGCCACAGGCACAAGGGCAACGTATACTGGAACGGCTGATGCTGGCACTGGGCTTATCACTTTTGAGATCCGCAAGCGTGGCACATATACCATCACCAGTTCTGACGGGTCAACCGCTTCCGTTTCGGTTTCGCTCAGTTCTGTTGCTTACACGGTCACTTGCAAATGGTCTGCAACCGTCAATGTAACGGCAAACGCTGGTGAAAGTGTGACTGTCTCCATAACTGGCGCAACGGAAACCAAGGTTGTGCCAAGCGGCGGTATTGCTTCGTTCACGGTGCTTAAAAACGGTACTTACAGTATTTCAAGTACAGACGGGTCAACATCTTCCGTTAATGTCAACACCAATGGTGGTTCTTGGTCTGTAACGTGCAGATGGTTGTCAACCGTCAACGTGAATGCCAACCCATCCAAGACCATCACGCTGACCAATACGGGCAACAGTTCCATCAAATACACTGCTGTTGCAAACTCTGCCAGCGGTGTTGCTTCGGTATCTGTCAAGCATTCCGGCACTTATTCCATTTCTACCAACAGCACGGCTTCACAGGCTGCGGAAGGGAACAGCGGAAACTTCTCTGTGGCAAATGGCACAACCTATACCAAGCAGTGTGTGAAGCTGAACATTCCGGCATCCTTGAGTGTCGGCAAGTATAGCAGTAATGTCCTTACTGCGTACTGGTCAAGACCGTCAGCAGATTGGACGGGGTGCAATGTCCGCTATGCAAGCGGTTCTACCGCCCCAGCAAACCGCAGTTCCGGCACAAACCTTGCAACGGGTGCTGGCAATTCCATAGCCTTGACAACAACAAGCGTGAATGGCTACAACACTGGTTCGCTGACCAACGGCACAACGTATTCTTTTGCCATCTTTTCATACATAACCATAAGCGGTACTACTTACTGGGCATCCCAGTCACGCACTGGATCAGCGGCGGCAACCAATTTTGTTGGCACAGTGGTCACTATCACTTCCACGCAAAACTGGAGTGTACCGACAGGCTGGAGAACAGTGCAAGCCTTCCTTGTAGGCGGTGGCGGTGGTGGAAGTTCCAACTGCGGCAGCCCAGCCTATGGTGGCGGCGGTGGTGGTGGTGGATACACCAGAACGTCCGGCAATATCAACGTTACACCTTCACAGTCAATCACTTGTACAATCGGCGGTGGCGGTAACGGTGCGTCTGGTCTTCGTGTCGGTGGTGGCACTGGCGGCACTACCTCTTTTGGTTCATACGCTTCAGCAAGTGGCGGTGCTGGCGGTTATAGCACAGGATCGTGGATGCATGGCGGCAACGGTGGTTCTGGCGGTGGCGGTCATGACGGTGGCTATAACAATGCCGGAAGCGGCGGTTCTGACGGTGGCAACGGTGGAAGCAGCAGTCGTTCGGACGGTGGCACTGGACAGGGAACAACCACAAGGGCTTGGGGGTCTGGTTCCGGCACACTCTACGCTGGCGGTGGCGGTGGTGGTGCATATAAAGATTCAAGCGGTGGATCTGGCGGCAGCGGCGGCGGCGGCAAAGGCGGTTCTTCTGGCAACGGCACGGCTGGCACTGCAAATACTGGCGGTGGCGGTGGTGGTGCTGGCGGTAATTCGTCCTATGTCGGCGGCAAGGGCGGTTCCGGCATCATCCTTGTTAAATGCGTAGCATAAGGGGGATATATGGCACATTTAGTTTTTGCTTTGATTTATAACGGTGTGGTTGCAAACTTGGCGGTTGGTGAATATTCAGCCTGTGACGCAGCCGCAAAAAGCAGTTATGGGGATTCCGCTTTTGCGGTGGACGCAACGCAGTATCCCGTTCATATCGGTGATATTTACCAAGACGGCTATTTCAAACAGGACATTGACGGCACTATGGTAGTCATTGAGCCGATTCCAACGGAAGCTGACCAGATTGCGGCATTGAAGCTTGAAAACGCTGCGATCCACGAAGAACTTGATGCGGTATCACTTGCCGTCCTTGACATTATAGGGGGTGTTGAATAATGGCAGTTTCCAAGAATATTGCAAAACTGTATGCCATCAAAATCATACAGGGTGTATTCAGCTTAGAGGATGTTCCGGCAGCGTACAGGACGTATGTGGAAATCTACATTGAACAGTTGAGGAAGGAAAAATAAACCATGTTTATCATCAATGCGACAGATTACGCACCCATCTCACCAGTTACCGCACCGTGTGACATCATCCCCATGCAGATTGGCTACAAGGGTGAAAACCAAGCACGTTGCGTGACGTTTGACCTTTCCGAATGCGTGGAAACCTTCGGTGCTGGCACGTTCACCATCAAGTTCAAGAAGGACGGTTCTTCACAGGCTTACACGGTTGCCCACACTGACCAGCTTGACAATATCGCAATCTGGGAAGTTGATTCAACCGACACTTCCGCAGCTGGGTACGGCATGGTTCAGCTTCAGTACCTTGTGGATTCTGTTGTCTGCAAGACGGCAATGTACAGAACGGTAGTTTTTGACAGCTTGGCATGATGGCATAAAAAAATGGATGCAACACAGATCATTGTGGCGGTTATTGGTTCTGGTCTTTTGTCCACGGTCATTAACCGCATTTTCACTTATCTTGATAAAAGGGCTGAAGCCAAAAGCGGTGTTACTCACGGGATTAGGCTTGTTTTGAAGGACAGGCTGCGTTTCCTATGCGCCAGATACATTGAACAGGGTTGGATTTACGAAGATGAACTGGAAGACCTTGTTTCCATGCATCTCTGCTACCATGATGCACTCAATGGCAACGGCTATCTGGATGAACTTATGAACAGGGTGAAAAGTCTGCCTATAAAGGGGGTTGGAGTCAAATGAAAATGACAAACAGAACGTATGACATTCTTAAATATATCGCACAGATCGTACTTCCGGCACTTGGCACACTTTATTTTGCCTTGTCCGGCATCTGGGGTCTTCCTTACGGGGAACAGATAGTTGGCACTCTGGCAGCTTTGGATGCCTTCCTTGGCGCAGTCTTGAAGCTGTCTTCCGATCAGTTTTACAAGGGGGTCAACAATGGCAGCAATAATTAACGGTACAACCCCAACCATCCAGTATGTCTTCAAGGAAGTGGATGTCACCAAGATTGTTGAAGCATACCTTACCATCAAGTCAAATGACAGGGTTGCGCTTGAAAAGGATCTGACAACCGCAACGGTGGGTGAAGACTTCCTTGCGTGGACGCTTACCCAACAGGAAACGTTGTCACTCAATTCAAGAGTGTCCATGATGCTCAACTGGCTGTTGGATGACGGCACAAGGGGCGCATCTGATAAAACCACGGTGTTGATTGACATCAATTACAAAGATGAGGTGATTTAATGTACAGTACGGTAGTCCTTGACGGCAGTGCCAATCTGCTGATAAAAGGGTCTGCGGAAGCTGGGATATTCACCGCACTGGCTGAACGTTATCCTGTTTATACTGGTGAAACGGTCATAACACCAACACAAGAAACGCAGATCTTACACACAGAACAAAAGTCCGTGCTTACGGACATTACAGTTGAGCCGATTCCAAGCAACTATGGTCTGATTACTTGGAACGGCTCTTTTTTAACAGTTTCGTGAGGTTTAAAACATGGCACATCCCAATGTTATCATTAATGGTGTACAGTATAGCAACGTTCCAGAGGTGCAAATTCCCGTTGTGGGCGGTGGAACTGCTTCTTTCCTTGATACTGATGACGCTACCCTTTCCAGCGGTGATGAAATGCTTGCTGGTGTCACTGCCTATAGCGGCGGCACTCTTGTCACTGGTGCGATTGCTACCAAGACAAGTACTGATTTATCTGTATCCGGCGCAACCGTTACTGCCCCAGCTGGCTATTATGCATCTAATGCGTCCAAATCTGTGGCAAGCGGTTCTGCAACCACACCAGCCACAAGCATCACGGCAAACCCAAGCATTTCCGTCAACAGTTCTACTGGTTTGATTACCGCAACCGTCAGCGCATCCCAGAGTGTCACACCCACTGTTTCTGCCGGATATGTCTCAAGCGGTACAAGCGGAACTGTGTCTGTATCTGGATCTGATACCGAACAGCTTACCGTGAAAGCGGCGGCAACTTATAACCCGTCCACTTCTGCCCAGACCGTCACTGCCGGACAGTTCCTTACTGGGGCGCAGACCTTTGCAGCTGTCACCACAACAAACCTTCTTGCCCAGTACATTGCGGATGGTGTTACCGTCAAGGTTGGCTGTGCGGCAGATGATGATAGTGTGGCATCTGTGACTGGTTCTTTGTCCACTCCAGTGATCTCACAGGATTCCACGACCAAAGTCCTCACCATTTCGTAAAGGGGGAGCAGTATGGCTCAGAATGTAACGATAGCTGGAAATCAGTATCCGTCTGTTCCATCTATCCTCGTGCCGAAAACGGGCGGCGGTGGTAACGCTACTTTCACGGATACCTCACCGACCACGGCGAGTGCATCAGATGTGGCGCAAGGTAAGATTTTCTTTGATTCCACGGGTACACAGCAGACAGGCACTGCTTCGGGTGGCGGTGGAGCATCCAACCTAGTCACAGGCACGTTTACGGGTACGACCACGGGTGCGGCTATGGATGTGACGCTGAATTATAGTGGAAGCGGGTATCCTGTGGCGTTTCACGTTTATGTTTCCGAAGGGCCGTATAATCCATTAACAGGCACATTTTACAATTTAGTTCAACGATACGCAATCGCGTGGATAAGCGGAGTCAAAAAAGAAATAACATCTATCCCGAATTATTCAAACGATATTACAAAAAATCATTGCTACACCTATCGATACTATAAAAGCAACTCTACGAATGCAGAAGTTTATAGTGGTGGAGTTAGCACAAATGCGATGGTTTATTCGACAGGGGCCGCAACAACAAGCACTGTTGTCAAATTTTCGGACAGTACGCACATGAGCGTGTTTATCGCAAGCACTTCCTACGGCTTTGCCGCAAATATAGAGTATACCTATTGGGTAATGTACTCATCATAAAGGAGAACATCATGGCTAAATATCTTATTATTGAAATTCAGAAGTTCGCAGATGGCTCTATCGCAACACCGCCAATCAACACCGCCGACACGCTCAATGAAGCAAGGTCTACGTTTTACACCAAGTGTGCGGTAGCGGCTGTGTCCGATGTTCCTGTCCACAGTGTTGTTCTGCTCAACGAAACAGGGCAGACACAGGGACTTGAGTCCTTCAACCATACTGAAAGCGCAGAGTAATGAAAGACAAAATCATCAAATTGGCTCAAGATGAGATTGGATACCTTGAGAAATCCAAAGCGGACTATTCACTGTACGGTTCTGACTGCCTTTATCCGAAGACGCAGTTTGCCGGAGCGGATAACTACACTAAGTATAGCTGGGAACTTCGCACCGCTGGGCTTGGGCATCCAAACGGGCAGCCGTGGTGTCAAACTTTTTTGAACTGGTTGATCTGGACGGTTGAAGGCACTGATTTGGCAAACAAACTGCTCTGCGGTATGCTCACCAGTGCGTCCACAATGGATGTCAAAAATGCTATGGTCAAAGCCGGAAGACAAGTTCCACTGAATACCGCACAAGCTGGGGACATCGTTTTCCGTTCCAGATCTGGTGGCGGTCATGTCGGGCTGTGTATTGGTAGAACTTCAGACGGCAAAATAATTTCTATTGAAGGCAATACCAGTGCAACCGACAGCACCGCATGGAATGGGGGATGCGTTGCCAAACATACTGGTGGCAGCTGGGAATGGTGTTGCCGTCCAGACTGGTCTTTGATCCCGTCAGAGCCGGATGTTTGGCGGTGGGTGGAAGTCAACGGTATCTGGTACTACCAAAACCAGAAAGGCGAAAACAAGCACGGCTGGGAGTTAATCAAGGAATCCAGCGGTGACTTCTTCCACTGGTACTTCTTCAACTCCAAGGGGCAGATGCTCACGGGTATGCAATGGGTGGGTGATAACCTTTGCCTGTTCCAACCTCTTGGCAAGCTACAGGGTGCTTTGTGTACATCTGATGACAAAGGCTATCAGCACCCTTGGAATGTTGAAAAAACTTAATATGGATACTGGCAACGCACATCTGTTCACTGTTTAATTCTCCCCAAAACTTTTTTTCTTGTACCGTGCGCTGCTTTTATCACTGGCTACAGTCTTACCGCTGTAGCCTTTTTTTATTGTCTGGAAATACAAAGAAAATACATTCAATGTGTGGTTTGCCTATTGATTTGCCACTCAATGAGTGGTACATTATACTTGACAGTTGGGTTATCTATTACAAGAAAGGGGTTCAAAATGTACAACAAGTTTTTAGCAGCAAAGGAACTGAACGTGAAGGTTGGGGATAGGGTTTCCTCTCACGGCTACAGTGGCACAGTTCTGGAAGTTGTCCGTGGTTTCCACAAAGAGTGGGACGGCAAGGAATATGTGAAGCGTGAAGGATCTGACTACACCAATGTGGTCATCCACTTTGATGAAACACAGGATATTGCAAGGTTCGGGCAGTATCAGAACGGGCAGTATGGTGAGTTTGTAGTAATCTAAAACATTGGCTGACCTAACGGCAAGACGGGGCGCAACATTAACAGGCATAGAAAGGGATAAGGCAATGTTACAGATTAAAGACAGAATCACCATTGATGTGACAGTTACCAACAAAGGGGGGATAAACTAATGAAGCGCAATCATGCATACTATGTAAAGTACAGAGAATACCAGATGGGCATGGAAAAGGGCATTGATGTTCTGGCAAGTTCCAAGGCTGAAGCCTATGACAAAGCGGTGTTTGAAGCTATTCCGGCAAAGGAAGGGTGCCACCCCTACAGTGCATGGGTATCCAGCGTCACTTACAACAACGGCAACTGCAAATACTTCAACACTTCAGAAGGCAACGCATACTAAGGGGGAGAGCAATGACACGGATAGAAGAACTGAGAAACATGACGGGCTTGAGCCGTGCAGCGTTCGGAAGAAAGTACAATATTCCGATCAGAACGCTTGAAGGTTGGGAGTACGGAAAAAGGCAGCCGCCAGAGTGGTTGCCGGATCTTTTGGAAAAGGCAATAGCCTATGACAAGGCAAAAGAGGAATTGTAAACCAGATGGGGCAACAGCCCCTTCTTTTTTTGCTTCACTTTTGCTTCACTTTTACTGCAAAAACGTGCATAATTCTGCAATTTTCAGCAGAATCAGATTTTCCACAAAACGCTGAAAAGCCTTATTTTAAGCGGAAAACCGCATGGTTGCGTGATAATAAAAAAAATGGAGTTAACGAGACTTGAACTTTTCAACTATTACGCTATATAAGGTTTATACGCACTTTTGCTTCACTTTTTTGCTTCAAATTGAGAAAAGTGATTGTTAATCTTTTCCGTTTCAACCCTGTTTATATCTTCCATTGCGTGGATGTACACACGCTGCATGACACTGTCCGTTGACCATCCACCACGCTGGCGCAGATAGACGTTTGAGATCCCAAGGGAATGGATGATGGAAGCCCCATAGACACGCAAGTCATGAAACCTCATGTGCGGAAGCTTGGCAAACTTCAAGGCACGTTCAAACCGCCTTGCCAGTGCGTCTGGGTTGCAGTTAATGATTCTGCCCTTGATATCCTTGATTTCATCAATGACAAACTGGGGGTAAATGATTGTTCTGGTGCTTTCCACCGTCTTAGTGGTCTTGATGACCCATGCTTCAGAATCATCCTTGACCATTGCCTTGTTGATGGTGACCTTGTTGCCGGATATGTCGGTATCCATGATGCAGCACACTTCAGATCTGCGAAGGGGCGCAAATGCCGTCAGAAGGATTGCACGGTACAGGGTGGGGTCTGCCTGTCCTCTGGTGTAGTCAATCAATGTCTTGATCTCCGCATCCGTGGGAACGTGTGCTTGGTACTTGACCAGCTGGGGCAAGGCAACGTTGTCAAACCAGTTATACTTTTTCTGTGCTTCCACAGCCGCCCGTAAAAGGCAATAATGGTCTTTGATTGTCTTGGGGGATAAGTTATCAAGCTGTTCTGAATTGACGTATTCCTGTACGTCTGAAAGCGTCAGACGGCTTATTTCCACACCGCCAATGGGTGCATCCGTAAACCTATGCTTAACCAGTGCCTTGTAACTGCGGACGCTGGAAGGTGACAGGACGGGTGCTTTGCTTTCAATGTATGCGTTCAAAGCCCCCAGAACGGTCATAGACACGGCTTGTGTACCGTTAAGGTATTCATCTTGCCATTCTTCCGCAAGCCGCCTTGCCTTGGCTCTGGTGGGCGCAGAAAAGGTCTTTCCCCGTCTTTTGCCTTCCGCATCGTAATAGTTGAACTTATAAGTGACGTTCTTGGTTTTCATGTCCGTTAATTTTCCCTTGATGGTTGGTACAATGTATCCAGAAGGGGGTGAAGCAATGAAAAAAGAAAATATGATTGCCGTAATCATTGAACAGGCTAAGTGCTTGGATATGCATTCCCTTTTGTTGCTCAGCCTTTATGCTGACCGCCTGTATTCAGCAGAGCATGGGCAAGAGAAACGAGCGTGTGTCTCTGGTCTGCGTCCATCTGAATCCACACGTTCTTGAGATCAACGAAAGCTGTGTCCTCTTCTATCCGGCGCAGCTTTTCTTCCTCTTCCCATCCCATAAGGTATGCCACGGTGGTGTTCAGTGCGTGGGCAAACTCAACCACCTTGCTAAGTACAATGTCAGCTTCACCGCATTCAATCTTCTGGATGGATGACTTATGCTTGTATCCCATCCGTGTGGCAAGTTCCTCTTGCGTCAGATCCAGTTCAAGTCTTTTGGCTTTTATGCGTTCTCCTGTAGTCATGGTATCACCTCATTGTCCAACCATCATAGCATTGAATAGAATATAATTCAACAAAAATTGATTTAAGCCAAAATAATAGTTGATTCTTATTCTACTGTGTGTTAGTATATCTTGTAGAATTTAATTCTACATCTTGGGGAAAGGGGGTGTATAAATGGTAAACAGCAATGTACTGCGTGAGAAAATCAACGCTAAAGGCATCAAGTACAACTTTTTGGCAGAACAGCTTGGTTTGTCTCCATACGGTCTGGCACTGAAGATTGACAACCAGAATGAATTCAAGATAAGCGAAGTTTCAAAGCTTTGTGACTTGCTGGGGATCACTTCTCTGCGTGAGAAGGAAAGTATTTTTTTTGCCAGTTCGGTAGAATGACGTTCTACCAAAGGGGGAGACATGGACAGAGTAAAAGAAAACGTCATTGAGTGGATTGAAAACGAAGACACCGCCCTTTGCACGTTCAGCCAGAAAAAGTTTGTGAACAGGATACGCAGAATGGTTGAGAATCGTACACCGTGCGTCAAGATTCTGGTGGAAAACCCAGACGGAAGCATCTTGGCAAGGATTCCACTGTCTGCGGTACACATCACGGTTTATGCGCCCAGAAAGGGGCAGTTTTACGGGGTAAGGAAAAATGAAAAAAAAGCTTAACACAACATTCCACGGTATCGGCTTTGCATTCGTTCTGCTTGGCTGTGTCCTGTGCCTTGGTGCAGCTGAAAACACAGACCTTGGTCAACCCTTGGCAGACATCACACGGATGCTGGTGGCTGGTCTGGCTTCATGCATCGGCGGTGGTTTTCTGGTCTGGTGGAACGTGTGAAAATCTCAGAACTGAACAGGCAGCTTGAGCATTGGCGCACGGATGCAAAGAAGGCACACGGCTACACGGATGCACAGCTTGCCAAACTTATTGGTTATTCTGAATCAGCTTTGGCGCACAAAGCCAGTGAAGGGACGCTGTACAGGATGCCATTTTACAAAGCCATGCGCTTGAAGGAATTAGCAAACAAATAGGAAAGGGGCAACAGTGTCATTTTTTAGGTATGTTTCATGCAATCAGTTGATGAAAGACTGCTTTGCTTATGAACCAGACGGCGGTGGGTGCAGAATCCTCAGTGACACACGCTACCGCAAACAATGTCCGTTCTACAAGCCAAAGGAACAGTATGAACGGGAATGCATGGAATCAAAAATAAGAATGTTAGAAAGGAAACAAAAAGATGATGAATAACAACAAAGGTCAGTATTGCCCAGAAACAGATGAACAGGCTGTGTGGGAGATCATTGGAAGGGTCAATGCACTCCATGACATCATGCTTGACAGGACACACGCTTATTTCTCCGGCAGTGACAGGGAAGTGTGCTTGATTATGGGCTTTCTGGATGTGATTGCGGAAGCAGAAAGTGAAAAAGCCAGCACCACCAATGCTGACTAATTCACAAAAATCCACATCTTATAAGACAAGGAGATTATACCATGACGCTTTATGAATTAACAAGTGAGTACCTTCAGCTTCTGGAAATGCTTGAAGATCCAGACGCAGATGAACAGCTTATAGCAGACACTCTGGAAGCTATTGGCGGTGAGATTGAAATCAAGGCAGACGGATATGCCCGTGTACTGCGCCAGATGGCTTCAGATGCCACGGGAATCAAGGCAGAGGAAGAACGGCTGCACAACCGCAGAAAAAGCCTTGAAAACCGTTCTGAGTGGCTCAAGAACCGCTTGCAGTCCATGATGGAAGTTACTGGCAAGACCAAGTTCAAGACAGAGTTTTTCAGCTTCAACATCCAGAAGAATCCAGCTGCCGTTGTTATCGACACCGAAGAAGCAAACCTTCCGGCGCAGTACCTCATTCAGCAAGAACCGAAGGTGGACAAGACCAAGTTGAAGGAAGACTTGAAAAACGGTGTGGATCTGGAAGGCATCGCACATCTGGAACAGACCGAAAGTCTGCGGATTAGGTAAGGGGGTGAAGATATGGCTATCCTTTGCATGATCTACGGTCAAAGCGGCACGGGCAAAAGCACAAGCCTTCGGAACTTTGAACCAGATGAAGTTTCCGTTATCAATGTATCTGGCAAGCCGTTGCCCTTCCGCAAGAAGCTTCCCACAGCCAACACGGACAGCTACACCCAGATAATCATGGGGCTGCCCAAGATCACCACACCAAGCATCGTGATTGATGATGCCACCTATTTGATGGTCAATGAATTCATGAGGAATGCCAAGGTGACTGGCTACCAGAAGTACACGGACATGGCATACAACTTCAACAATCTCATTGATGTGGCAGCAGAACTGCCGGAAGACAAGATTGTTTACTTCCTTGGGCATTCAGACCAAGCGGATGACGGACGGGAACACTTTAAGACAATCGGAAAGATGCTTGATAACTATGTAACTCTGGAAGGCAAATTTGCCATTGTCCTCAAGACGGTAGTCAAGGACGGGGAATACTTCTTTGCCACCCAGAACAGCGGACAGGACACCGTGAAAAGTCCAATGGATATGTTTTCAACCGCATTCATTCCCAATGATCTCAAGGCGGTGGATGTGGCTATTAGAGACTACTACGGAATCAAAAATGAAAGTGAGGATAAAGCAGAATGATTCAGAAATGGAACGATTACGGCACACATAAGACAGCAGACTTTGAAAGGCTTCCCAAGGGTGGCTATATCTTCAAGATTCTCAACGTAGAAACGGGATTCTGGGAAGACAATAGGCAGTACATCAAGCTTGGCTGTGACATCATTGAAGGTGATTATGCCAAGTTCTTTGAACAGGCATACAGAGCCAACCCCAGTGAGGACAAGCGTTGGGGATGCTATTTCTTTATCAACATCCCCGTCAATGACGGATCTGAACGTGACAACTGGACTAAGTCAGCCTTTGAAAATGCCATTTATGCCCTTGAGGATTCCAACAGCGGATTCCACTGGGACTGGAATGAAACCAAGCTGAAGGGGCTGACTGTCGGCGGTTTGGTCAATGAACGTGAGTATGAAAAACAGGACGGAAGCATTGGCACGGCAACCAACTTTGCCAAGTTCGTTTCTGTTGACAAGATCCGCAGCGGAAAGTTCACCATTCCCAAGGACAAGATGCTTAAAAAGCAGTCCGCTCCGGCAATGGGTGAAGGTTTCATGCAGATTCCAGAAGGTCTGGATGACAAGGGGCTGCCCTTCAACTAATGGCTTATGGACATCTTTGCACAACGGGACACACTGAAAACCTTCAGCATCCTTGTTGATACCAGAGAACAGCCAACGGAAAGAGCCAAGCACAGATATGCCAGTATGGGCGCAGAAGTCGAACGGGCAACGCTGGATTATGGGGACTATACCTATAATGCAACGTTGCCCAACGGCAAACAGATCTATGACACTGCTGCCACCATCAAACCCAAGTGCGTTGTTGAACGGAAAATGAGTCTGGATGAATTAGCCCAGTGCTTCACAAAAAACCGTGAGAGATTCCGCAAGGAATTCCAACGGGCAAGGGCAAACAACGCACGGGTGTATCTGGTTGTTGAGGACGCAAGCTTTGAAAACCTAATAGCCGGAAAGTACAAGAGCAGATTCAACCCAAATGCTTTCATTGGCTCTGTCACCGCTTACATGGTGCGGTACAACATGGTGCTGTTATTCTGTCGGTCAACTACCTCTGGACGGCTAATCAAAGAAATCCTGTACAGGGATCTCAAAGAAAGATTGGAGTGTGGTGAGTTTGGTTAAAGGATGGATTAAGCTTCACCGCCAGATCATGGACAACACTTTGTATTCTGCCGAACCGTTTGACAAGCTTCACGCATGGATAGACCTTCTGATGTTGGCAAACTCAAAGCCAAACAACCAGTTTTATGTTGGCAGTGAGTTGGTCACTCTGCAACAGGGGGAAATATATACCAGTGAACTTAAGCTTTCAAAGCGGTGGAAATGGTCAAGGGCAAAAGTACACAGATTTCTAAATACATTGGAAATACAGAAAATGTGTACAACGAAACGGACAACGGGCGGTACAACGAACGGTACAACGATAACCCTTGTAAATTGGGCAAAATATCAAAGTGGCAGTACAACGGTCGATACAACGGTCGATACAACGAACGTTACAACGCACAGTACAACGGTCGAACATAATCAAGAATATATAAGAAATAAAAAAGAATATAAGAAGGCTTCGCCGGAACTCTCAATGGACAAGAAAGGCATCCAAAGGGAAATTGATCTGGATGCGATGCTGATAGACCAGATAATTGGCAGAAGGAAGAAAGATGAATCTATGGAACAGCCCGTGCCGTAAATGCATGGAAAGGTATGTTGGATGCCACGGAAAGTGTGAACGGTACATTAAGGCGAAAGCGGAACATGATGAAGTAATGAAGCAGCGCAAGAAGGAAAACAACATGAATGCGTATGTTTCGGACTGTGTGCGGAAGAACAGGAAAAGGAGAAAGAAAAAATGAACAGGAAATATGTGCTGGTGGCTTTGGTTGGGATCTGGGTGTGCTTGGGGGCATTCAGTGCCAGAGCGGACGCACCGAAGATTATTAGGAATGGGGAATATGTCATTAATGCCATTGATATTGATGAAGCACCGCCCATTAACAGGCTGTCCGAAGCACTGGATGAAGTGGATGCTAACGGGCATAAGATGGAGTTCATTGGGAACTGTACCATAACATACTATTGCCCGTGTAGAAAATGCAACGGCAGCTGGGGTGCTATTGACGGGTACGGCAATCCTCTGGTGTGGGGAACAGTGGCTGTTGATCCGCATAAGATCCCATTAGGCACTAAGCTGATCATTGACGGTTATGACACCATTTTCACTGCCCGTGATACTGGCTCTGGTGTGGATGGTTACCATGTTGATGTGTTTGTGCCTGTGTCCCACTCAGAAGCACTGCGGATGGGACAGGGGGAAAAACGGAAGGTCTGGCGGTGGGTTGAATGAAAGTCTTGGTTGCCTGTGAAGAATCTCAAAGGGTTTGCACTGCTTTCCGTGAACGTGGACATGATGCTTATTCTTGCGATCTGCAAGAGTGTTCCGGCGGTCATCCAGAATGGCATATACAAGGTGATGTGTTCAAGGTCTTGAACGGATGCACAACATTTGAAACACAGGACGGGAAAACTCATTTAATTGGCACACGCTGGGATCTCATTATTGCACATCCACCATGCACATATCTTTCTGCGGTTGGCACTCGCCACCTATACGGGGGGGGGCATACTCCATATTGATAGATTCAATAAAGGGGTTGAAGCTGCGGAATTCTTTATGAAGATATTGAATGCAGAATGTGACCATATCTGTGTGGAAAACCCTATGCAATTTAAATGCTTTGGTCTGCCAAAATACACACAGATTGTTCACCCGTATGAATACGGTGACCCTTATGACAAAAGAACGTGTTTATGGCTGAAAGGGCTGCCATTGCTTAAACCAACAAATGTGCTTGATGAATGGAACAATTGCAGTCAAAGAAAGGGCGAAAAAGGCAAGAGTTGGTACACGCAAGGTGGAAAAGACAGGCAAAAAAACCGTTCTAAAACATTCTGGGGAATAGCCCGTGCCATGAGTGAACAATGGGGACAGGGGTTGAAGCCAGATGAATATCAATATTCTGTATATGACTATTTATGAAATATGAAGATTGGTTTAATAGACGTAGACGGACACAATTTCCCCAACTTGCCACTGATGAAAATATCAGCTTGGCACAAGGCACGGGGTGATCACGTTGAATGGTATCAACCACTGCTTTCTGGTCACATGGATAAGGTGTACATGAGCAAGGTGTTTTCATTCACTCCAGATTATGAGTATTTTGTGGATGCCGATGTTGTTGAAAAGGGTGGAAGCGGTTATTGCATTGAACTGGTAGACGGAAAGGAAGTGTACCACACAGAACGTGACAAGAACCTACCTTAAACGGAACAAACGGCGACACAAGAACGCTTATGAGTATTTTATACAAGGATTACGATTACGAAATGAAATTAATGGATGAAGAAAGAAATCAAAGCCTTGACGATTTGCACGATTACGCAAGCGGAAATGACTTGAAACGAGCATTAGGACATCCTGAATTACAGAAAGAACGAGAATTGCCAAAAGCGCCAGCAGACACATGAGGTGGTGAACGAGATGGCTGAATACATAGACAGACAGGCGGTCAATGATGCACTGGATAAAACCTGCGACATTGTGTGCCAGTATTCAAAAAAGCAGAGATATGCAATGTGTGGTGCTTGTCCTTTAGGGAGTGCGTACGATGCTATTGAAAATGTGCCATCTGTACATCCGACTCTATACGGATACAACATTGAACATCTTGAACTGATAGCAAGAGTTCTTCAGAAAGAAGATTTACCGCCAGAGAGAGTAACAGAAGCCTTAACAGACATTGGCAGAATAGTTGCTATTGTCACAGATGAGTTTAAAGAAACATTGCAAAGAGCAGTGCAGAACATAGAATGGAGAACCAATGAGTGACTTAATCAGCAGACAAGCGGCAATAGCAATACTTGACAGATGGCTTTTGGTAAAAGGGTATTCCGAAGGTGAAATAAATGTCATGCGCTGTATGAGGTATGAACTGGAAGACATGCCATCCGCAGATGTAGTCGAAGTGGTTAGATGTAAAGATTGCGTATATTCTCATGAAACTTTTAATGGGTTATTATGTGCTAAAGTACCAAATCATTTTATTTATGTGTATGATGATGATTTTTGTAGTTATGGAGAACGAAAAGATGGCTGAGTTCAAGCATTGGTGTGGCAACTGTCAAATCAAGGTGTACATTCAAAGACACTATGGGAGGACATTAACTTGGGCAGATTGCCCGTATACTTGTGAGTATGCGACCGCAATGAGATGTTCAACGGAGTGTGGAAATGAAGCTGACAGAAGAACAGAAGACGATCTGCAATGTGTTCAAGCAACTGCGGTATGGCAAAGTCCACTGTGCTGAATGTCCGATGGTTTTGAATTCAAGACATTGTGTTTGTCTTAAAGATGTACAGCCAGTACGGCATGGGCGGTGGATAGAAGTTGATGATGCCTACAACAGAATAAGCGGAAGGTGCTCTAACTGTGGCTGGAAAGCACATCTTTATGAAGACGATGTTGTTGGTATGCCGTACTGCCCTAACTGCGGCGCACGGATGGATGAAGGGGACAATAATGCCAAAACTATGTAAAGAATGCAAATATTTTAAAATCATGGATTATCCCGAAAAGGGTGTTGACTTTGGTCATGCGGTATGCGGAAAGCATTATTTGATAACGGAATTTTTCAGCATGAGAAAATTCAACCATTTGTATTGCATTGAAAAAGGCGAAGGGAGCAAAACAACAAATGAGCATAAAAGCGGAAACGTTAGCTGATTTGATTGGCTGTATGCCGAAAAAAGTTAGATGTGAAAACTGCAAATACTTAGAACATGAAACCATCATACAGTTCTATTGCAAGTTTTGGAAACAGAACTGCCGCCCAATAGAATTTTGCTCATTTTTCCAGCTTGCGGACAAGGAAGGCAACAATGGCAAGGCATCTGAGCAAAAGTGAAATCCTGTACCGTGCCAAAACGGAAGCCAAGGCATTTGTTGCCACTGGAAGGGCTGTCAAGCTGATTGCTCTGGTGATCCTGTCCGAAGAATTCCACTTTGAGCCGGAGCAGTTGAAACAGTTCTTGGTGCGCTTTGATGACACCCTTGACTACTACAACAAGAGCAATGATTACAAGGCACTCTTGAACGAATGGAACGATTATTTTTTGGAAACCATAGGTGAAGACATTTTGAACTGGGAAGGGGGTAAAAAATGATTTTAGAATTAAAAATACCAAATTGGGAAGTGCCAGAAGGCTTGAATGAACTTTATGCCCGTGCGCTTACTCCAGAATGGCAGAAGGCGCATCATGAAATGGGCTTTGCGTCACCAATCTATGACTGTATGGCAGAACTTGGGCTGATTGATGAAGAAGGTGAACAAGATGATAATAACACCAGCACGGTTTGAAGATGAAGTTGACAGGCTGATGGCAAACCACACAACCTATCAAGGCTTGTCAAACGTGATTGTAACCAAAGAGGTCTTTGACCTTATGTGTGAAACTTTAAATTCCTTGGGGTATGGCAGTGGGGTCAAGAGGATATGTGAAAATGCCAAATGAGCGCATACCAACCAAAAGAAGCAAATACTATCTGCCCAAGGAAATGTTCTTGACGGCTGTCCACTACTGCCGCCAGTATCCGATCTGGCTTGCAGAACTTGACCTTGTCTTTGATGCCAGACAGGGGCTTGCCTACGATAAGGACAAGATCCAGTCATCCGGCGGTTATGACAGCACATCTTCAATGGGCATCCAACGGGCAATCATGAGCAGAAAGCTTGACTTGGTTACAGACACAGCCAAAGAGATTGCCGGACATCACTACAAGTGGCTCATCCTTGGGGCTTGCTACAATCTCACATACTACCAGCTGCGTGAACGTGGTATACCATACGGCAAAAACCTCTACTACCAGATGCGCCGCAAGTTCTTTTATGAACTGGCACATAAAATATAAACGGGGTAATCATAGGACGTAATTGTGTGGTATAAAGATAGTGTGCAAAGATAACCAATCAATCTTCATTAGCTTTCCGAACAGGCAGAGTGCAATTCCCAACGCACTCTGTTTTGTTTTGCTTGGGTACTGGAATGAATATAGTCTATGCGCTTACACGCAACGTGTACCACAAAATCATACCGTCATTGAAATCACTGATGGAATTCAACCCCAAAGCCAGTGTCTACATCGTGGCTGAAGATGATGAACTCCCAGATCTTCCGTGCAAGGCAAAGATCATCAATGTGATCAACCAAGAGTGGTTTCCACCTTATGGGGTGAACTATCACAACCAGTTCACTTATATCAACTTCCTCAAGGTGGTTTACCCAACACTGCTGCCGAAACTTCAGAAGGTCATTCATCTGGATATTGACACCATCATCTGTGAGGAACTCACACCGCTTTGGCAGACGGATATCAAGGGTAAGTGGGTGGCTGCCTGTCCAGAGTACCGTGGCACATACAAACCATTTGGTGACACATACTATAACATGGGTGTTGCGGTCATCAACCTTGCCCAGATGCGTAAGGACAACATTGAACCACTCATGGTTGAATACCTAAACACAGTACCGCAGAAGTGGGCAGACCAAGATGCTTGGAACAAGTACGGCATCGAACAAGATAAGTTCACCACTATCCCAACACGCTACAATGAAAACGTCATGACTGACATAACCAACAACCCAGCCATTGTTCACTACTGCTCCATCAAGAACTGGTACGAAGATGCACACGCAGACAGACGGGGATACTTAAACAAATACCTTTATGGCAACGGCTGAAGCTAAACAATTTTATTCATCCAAGCAGTGGCAAGACTGCCGCAATGCTTACTTCAATTACCGCTTTGGTCTTTGTGAACGATGCCTTGCCAACGGTCTGTACAATGCTGGCTCTATTGTCCACCATAAGATCCACATTACACCGCAGACCTTGCAAGACCCAAGCGTTGCGCTGAACTTTGACAACCTTCAATTGCTCTGCCGCAGATGCCATGCCGAAGTTCACGGTGCATCACGCAGACGCTTCACCATTTCCCCAGACGGGGCGGTGGTGATCTCCCCCCATTCGGTGTGAGGGGGCAAAACCCTATAGAACGGGCAGTGAACTTTTTTAAATCGACTTGCGAGAGAGTACGGGAAGACAGGCGAAGATGCCAAAAGAAAACTGGATTTACCTTTATTATCAAAAAATTAAGAACGGCTCTGTGGTAGTGGGACGGTGGGTAACTCTGGTAATGGAATATATCATTGCCGGATTGCAGAACAAGGACTTTTTTTATGATAACAACAAGGCAAATGCAGCCATTGAGTGGATTGAAACGCACTGTTTTCACACGGAAGGGCAGCTTGCGCCAAATCCGCTGAAGTTGGAGTTGTGGCAGAAGGCTTTTATAGCCTGTATGTTCGGGATCGTTGATAAGAACGGGTTTCGGCAGTTTAGGGAATTTCTGCTGGTGGTGGCAAGGAAAAACGGCAAAAGTTTGCTGTCCGCTGCCATCTGTCGGTACATCTGGCTGGTAAACGGTGGCTTTGGTGCGAAGGTGTACAACATTGCGCCAAAGCTGGATCAAGCAAACATCATCTACAACAATGTCTGGATGATGACCACGCTTGACCCAGAGTATAAAGCACTGAAGGAACACTTTTCCGAACGGGACGCACACAATAAGAAAGTGTTGGATGATTCTCTGCTGCCAAAGCTGAGACAATCAGATTTGTTCGTTCCGGCAACCAACTCCCAGATGAAGAAGGTGGCTTTTAATTATAAGTCATCTGATGGGTACAACCCGTCATGCGTGATTGCTGATGAAATAGCCGCTTGGTCTGGTGACGCTGGCTTGAAGACCTATGAAGTGTTCAAGTCCGGCATGGGCGCAAGGCAAGAGCCGATCTTGCTGTCCTGTACAACATCCGGCTATGTGAATGACAGCATCTATGATGAACTGGTCAAGCGTTCAACAAGGTTTCTGCTTGGGGACAGCAAGGAAAAGCGTCTTTTGCCGTTCCTGTACATGATTGATGACATTGAAAAATGGAATGACATCAACGAACTGCAAAAGAGCAACCCGAACTTGAACGTGTCGGTGTCGGTTGACTATCTGCTTGATGAAATAGCCATAGCGGAAGGCAGCTTGAGCAAACGTAGTGAATTCATTGTGAAATACGCAAACCTCAAGCAGTCTTCAAGCCTTGCTTGGCTTCCGGCGCAAGTGGTGGAAAATGCCTGTGGCGAACCGCTCAAGCTTGAGGATTTCAGAAATTCCTACTGCGTGGCTGGTGTGGATCTGAGCCAAAGCGTTGACCTCACATCCGTCTGCTGCGTGATAGAAAAGAACGGGGAACTTTATGTGTTCAGCCATTTCTTCTTGCCGTCTTGCAAGATAGATGAAGCCATAGCCCGTGACGGTGTGCCGTACAACCTATACATCCAGCGTGGCTTTTTGACACCGAGCGGTGATAATTACATTGATTACCATGACGTTTACAACTGGCTTGTGCGTCTGGTTGAAGAATACCAGCTTTTCCCACTTAAAGTGGGGTATGACAGATACAGTGCCACCTATCTGGTGGAATCGTTAAAGCAGTTCGGCTTCCAATGCGATGACGTTATACAGGCAGAGAACTTATATCCCGTCATACAGGAAACACAAGGCTGGTTGAAAGATAAAAAGATACATATAGGCAACAACGATCTGCTGAAGATGCACTTGCTGAATTCAGCAATCAAAATGAGTGCGGAACGTGGAAGGGGCAGACTTGTCAAACTGTCACCCACGCTTCACATTGACGGCACTGCGGCATTGCTTGATGCCATGTGCGTAAGACAGAAATGGGCAGCTGAAATTGGGGAACAGTTGCGTAATGAGGATTAGAGATGTCACTATTTGATCTGATTTTTAAGAACCGTCCGAAGCCACAGGGGGTGTATGGCGGCACTTACAGGCTTTTGAACGGGTACACACCCAACTTCACAGACTTTGGTGTTGATGTGTATGAGTCCATGCTCATACGGGCGGCAATCAATGCAAGGGCAACGCATATAAGCAAGCTGAACGTCCAGATGGTGGGCGCAGCCCGTCCGGCATTGCAGTCAAAGATGAAACACGCACCAAATCAGCTGCAAACATGGTCACAGTTCCTGTACCATCTCAGCACTGTCCTTGATGTGCATAACACCGCATTCATTGTTCCCATCTATGATGTTTATGGTGAACCGTCTGGTGTGTTCTGTCCGCTTCCGCACAAGTGTGAGGTTGTCCAATACGGAAAGACCCCATACTTGCGGTATGAATTCAGCTGGGGTGAAAAGGCAGCCATTGAACTTGAGTACTGCGGAATCATGACCAAGTTCCAGCACCGCAATGATCTGTTTGGTGAAAACAACAATGCGCTGTTCCCGTTGCTTGATGTCATCAACATCCAGAACCAAGGCATCAAGGAAGGTGTTAAGTCCGCAGCCAGCTACAAATTTATGGCGCAAACTTCTAATTTCACCAAGGCAGAGGACATTGCGAAGGAAAGAAAACGCTTTTCCGCTGAGAACTTTGGAAGGGAAGCGGAAGGCGGTGGCTTGCTGCTGTTCCCAAACACCTACCGAGACATAAAGCAAATCGAAGCCAAGCCGTGGGTCATTGATGACAAACAAATGGAGTTCATCAAATCCAACGTCTTTGAATACTTCGGGGTAAATGAGGACATCTTGCAGAACCGTTCCTATGGTGACGCATGGGCGGCTTTCTATGAAGGTGTCTGTGAAAGCTTTGCCGTGCAGTTTTCGCAAGTAATGACCAAGATGTTTTTCACACTGCGTGAGCAGACACAGGGGAACGGCATCATGGCAACGGCAAATAAGCTTCAGTACATGAGCAACCAAGACAAGCTGGCGGTGTCCTCTGAGATGCTTGACAGGGGAATCTTCAGTATAAATGATGTTCGTGAAATCTGGCAGATGCCGCCCGTTGAAGGCGGTGATTCACGGATCATCAGAGGTGAATACTACAACGTAGATGAAAAGGTAACGGGTGAAGACAATGCAGATGACGGACAGGGAGATCAGAACGTTTAACTTTGATGTCCGTGCGGAAGAAAACGAAGAACACGGACACCATCTGACAGGACAGCCCATAGTCTTTGATGAAAGGACTGACATGGGCTGGTATGATGAAATCATCGACAGTGGCGCATTATCCCAGACAGACTTACGGGATGTGCGCTTTTTGATTAACCATGACACAAACATGATACCGCTGGCACGAAGCCGGAACAACAATGCCAACAGTACCATGCAGATGGAAGTTGTTGATGACAAGGGCTTGTTCATCCGTGTTGATCTGGATACAGAAAACAATGCGGAAGCCAAAAGCCTGTATTCAGCGGTAGAACGTGGAGATCTTGACGGAATGTCTTTCATGTTCCGTACAGATAAAGACAGCTGGGATGACTTGGAAAGCGAACACCCAACACGGCATATCCGATCAATAAGCCGTGTTTTTGAGGTTTCAGCTTGTACCTTCCCAGCGTATGATGCTACATCCATTTCCGCAAGGGGTCTTTCTGATGCACTGGACAGTGCAAAAGAATCACTGGAGAGTGCAAGAGCCGAGCAGCGGAAGGTGGAACGGCAGAAAAAAAGAATAAGGATTCTAAGTGAGGTATGACAATGGATTTTAAGGAAATGTCCGTTGATGAACTGCTTGAGCGCAGAACAGCCATTGTTGATGCTCTGGATGCGCCGGAAGCAGACCTTGATTCCCTTGAAGCGGAAATGAGGTCTATCAACGAAGAACTTGAAAACCGCAAGGCTGCGGAAGCCAAAAAAGCCGAGATCCGTGCAGAGGTTGCAAAGGGGTCTGGCGAAGTAACCAAAGTATTCACAGAAGTAAGAGAGGATAAAAAGATGTTTGGTGTTGAAACACTTGAGTACCGCAATGCATGGGTCAAGTCCCTGTGCAAAAGAGATCTGAACGAAGAAGAACGCAGCGCACTTTCGTCTGCTGGGGCTGTCATCCCGACTATGACCGTTAATGCCGTTTGGGACAGGCTTATTAAGCCAGCTGAACTTCTGGGCAGAGTTGACCTTTCCCAGTTCCCGAACTATGTAAGATTTCCTAAGGCTACCACAGTCAACGCAGCCACTTCACAGGCTGTGGGCGGCACTATCACCGAGTCTTCTGATGTTGTCGGCTATGTTGATCTTGTTCCGGCTGAGTACGTCAAGCTGCTGACCGTTGGCGCAGACATTGACCACATGGCAATTGATGCCATCCATGACTGGATTG